TACCAAAAATATAAAATTCAACCAAGTAAATTTGTAGTAGAAAACAAACTTCTATTTCCTGAAGGGTGTGCAATTAAATATATAATTAGACACCAGGACAAAGGTGGTAAAGATGATTTGTTAAAAGCTATACACTTTATTGAAATGATTATAGAAAGAGATTATAGTTAATTTAATATAAGTTTTTTTATTGATTTAGAACCATCTATATTATCTTCTAATTCTGCCATAGATTTAATACATCTATATTCTACATTATTAGACACATCTCTATTAGCAATTCTTTTGCCTTTTAAACAAGTGCTTAAATCAGGTTGCAATCTTGCTTCCTTAATTTCATTGTTTACCAGCATAAGTAAAGCTATAACCATTTGTTCCATTAATGTGTTCCATTTCTAAGTTTATCTATTACTTTTTGTATAGATATAATTTGTTCTTTAAGGTGATCTATATTAACTTTGTTATATCTAGATGCCTCAATTTCTTTTTCTACAGATTCAATTTGACCAGCAAGATGTTCTATTAACATATACATTTCTAAGTTCTTAGGTTCTTGCTCAGCTTTTTTTAAAAGATCAGCAGCAAATAGAGTATCTGCAGTTTCTAGTTTATTAAGTCTTTCTACTATACCAAAGTAAGCCCACACTCCTACTGCAACAGCAACTACAATACCTATCATATTTCTAATAGGCATACTTACTGATGTATTTTCGCTAATTTTCATTTTGCAATCTTACCTTTATTGATACCTTTTTTAATTACGTAATCTCTTGTACCATGAGCTCCTATTTCAACTTCTTTTTTAAGATGTTTAAACAGTCTCATTTCTTTTTCTTTGTATTCTATTTTTTTCACGTGCTGTTCTAGCAACTTTGTGTCTCTCATTATTCCCCCAAAAAGGTAGCATATGTCCTGAATTTTTAAAACATTTAACACAAGAGTATTCTTGTTTAACAATCATATATGCTTCACTAGAGTATATATCTTTACTGCACCATTTGCAGTTTCCTACTTTATTGTGATTGTTTTTTAGCATTGATTTCATCGTTAGCTTTATCTAAGTCTTGAGCTGTATACTCAAGTTTTTGTAAAGATCTTTTAAGTGCTGCATCTTTCGATTTACAAGCATCTTCTAATTCTGAAATTTGTGCTTTAAGAACACGAACCTGTTCTTTATATTCGTTAATAATGTCTTGGTAGTCTGGTCTATCCATGGCTATTTAGGTTTACGCATTATGTCAGCACCTTTAAGACCATAAATGGCACTAACTATTCCTATAAATATTGCCTGATACCAGTAAGGAAGTTCTTTAAAGTACTCAAAGAACATATCTAATCTATTACGAATCTCAGGATCGTCAGTGAAAATAGAGTAGACCAATACAAGAATAGGAAGGGAAACAAGAACCAATACGAACTCATCTTTCCAGCCCTTATCATTACTCTCAATAACTTTCGCTTTATATTCAATTTGACCTGTACTCATTTTCTCAGCATGTCTCATCTGAGCATCTGACATTAATTGTTTAGTTTTTTGTTTGTTTTGGTATATATGACTAGCAGTCTTAACACCCATAGATAATAAATTAAACCACATTATTTAATACCTTTCTTTTTTTGTTTAGTTCTTAATATGCTGACACGTTTATGCCAACACCAAGTGCTAATTTTTGATGCGTATTTTTCTACGAAGCTGTAGAATTTGTCGGTAAACCTTCCCATGCTTTGTACATCCCCTCTACTAACAGCTCATCATCGTATGGCTGCATACCATTTTCCATTTGTATAATAGCTTTTACTAATGGTAAATAATCTTCAATAGTATTGTTTAATTCGTCAGTAGGATTAACATCAAGTCGTCTACATACAAATACTATGTAAGCATCTGTATCGTTTTCGCTTGGTGGAGCCCATCTTTCAATGATGCTCTCTACTGTAAATCTTTTATGATGAAATCTGTATGTTAAAAGTATTTTAACTAATGCTCTAATACCCCATACAGCTTCTTTAAATACACAAAAAACTGGATCAGATTGTTCATCTGCCAGTCCATCCCAATCAGTACCAAGTTTAATATTGCCTGGGTTCTTATTTCTTATACCTCTAGGTAATTTTTCTGTTCCATCTGCCATTTTTATCTAAAACCATTGGGATTAATATTGGTAACCCATCAATGATAACTCCTGTTCCTATTACTGGTCTAGACTTTTGTAATTTATTATATTCAAAAGCTAAACTTTTCATGTTAATTAAACACCCAACTTGCATTCCCCAAAGTAGTTCATTTGGATTACTCCAATAATCTATTTTGAACGATGTATGATAGTGTCCTTGAACTGTACACATACCATATTGTTGAGCAACTTTTAGTACATCTTTATATTTACCATGACAGAAGTAAATTTTTTGACCATTAGATGCTTTAATAACCAAATCTTCATGCCATGACCAACCTTTACCTACTCCAAGCATATGATTATAAGACTTGAAGATTTCATGAGGCATTCCATGTCTGGTAGCTTTTCTAAAAACTAAACTACCATGGTTAGAATCCATTACGTATTGCTTTGGAAATAGTTCTTCTAATTGTTTAAAAAACTTCTTAGCAACTACGAGCTCATGACTAGGTGAGTATAAACCAGGATGTGAATCATGGAAGGATATACTGTGCCAATCCATTTCATCACCTATGTTTACTACACAGTCAGGTTTATATTTTTCTTTGATTGCACTTAAAAAGTCAAGTGTATCTATATGATGATATGGGGCGTGTTGATCACTGATAATAAGTATTGATTTGCGAAGCATATTATACCTTTTACAAGTATTTGGCGAATATGTCTAGCAAACTAGGTACAACTTTATGCTGGTACTTTAGGCACTTCATATTGTTTGCAAATAAACCTTAAATAAATTTCGTGTTCATTTACATCTTGTGGACCAATTTCTTGTAGTTTCTTTAATGATTCTTTATACCCTGCTTCCATACAACTATACATATTAGTATATTGTGTAGGCATAGGATATGGTGCCATACATTCACCTGCAACGTATGAACACATAAGCATCAGTAAAGTAAATTTCATTATAAATTTTTAGTTAATAAATATAAAAATTGTCCTAATAAACCTAACCCAATAGCTGATATAATATATATAATTCTATCTATATCTTTTTGCATATGAGCTAAGTGATTGTTTTCTAAAGTATCTAGTTTTTGATCAATAAGATCTATTCTATTATGAACCTTTAGAATTTCTTCTTTATTTTCTGTATTTCTACTCATTAGAATAATGTTTCGTAAGGAGACCTTACTAACCCTTTCGTTTTGTATTGTGTATATCTAGGCCCTTGGTATCTAGGGTGACCTAGTTGCCCTAGTACAAAATCAACAGAAGTGTCTGCAGCTAAGTCTAAAGATAGACCATCTTTTAGCAAACCTTGTTCTATTGAAGCTGATGCTTGTTGCAGCCAAATAGGTAAAAATCTTTTACCTACATGACCTCCTATAGATAAACCTTTTTCAATAGCATCATCATCTTTTTTAGTGATGTTTGGACTCCATTTAGTAGTCAAGTATTTTTTATTAGTTAATACTTCTATTGTTGTTCTTGGTAAAGATCCAATCTTTTTAAGACCTGTAGATTGTGGATCTGTTATCCAATGGAAAGGTTCCATAAGTTGTTTAGAGAAGGTTAATACTTGACCATTCCCTAAATCAATTCTAGTTGGATCTGTGTTTTCTAATATAGAGTGACCACTAAATATATAGTTAAGTGCAGATCCTGCAGCTGCGTATGTAAGTGCAGCTCTTGCAAAATAGTATTGATACATTCTTCTAAGACCTTCATCGCTTTCAAAAGCTGGTAAAGACTTAGCTATAATTCTTACATTAGATATTGTCCAGTCTGGAGCAAATAATAACAATTGCATATATCCTCTAGACCCTGGACGTAATGTAGTTTGTGCTAATAGTTTTACCCAACTTGTTTGTATTCTATTAGCTAATTGTTCCCAGTTTTGTCCACCAAATGCATCATTAGTAAACTGTGCTGCTTTACTTGCTTTAGCATATATCTGACCTATCGTGTCGCCAGGCTTTATAACTAAAGTGTTTGGTACACCTTTTAATTTAGGTGAATCTAATACTTGTAAAAATGTATGTAGTTTAGCTGCAGTAAATACTCTATCCCATGTAATTCTATCAAACCATCTAAATACTTTTTCTACTTGTCCATTACTAGAAACACCAAAATGATTTTTAAAAAAAGTATCTATACCTTTTAAGTTAAAATAAAATCTATCAAATCCTATATCTTCAGGAGTAGTTATTTGTAAACCAGAACCTTGTGCAAATCTTACTGGATCTTTATAACCTGCTGCTTCTAATTGTTTAATAGCATCTGGAAACTCTGTAATCATTTTATTAGGATTATTAACCATCTCTAATAACTCAGGTTTTTTTCTAGGATCTAAAGTTTTTTTAATAAAGTTTAATTTGTTACCTGCAAATAACATACTTTCTACTAGAGCACCTGCGTGAAAAAATGAAAAACCAACAGCTAATCTTTTCATCATAAGGTTAGTTGTAAACAATGCACCCATAAATGCTTGTTCTTCAGTAGCATCAAATACCATACGTAATGATCTATGCATACCTTTATGAACAAATACAGTTCCTTTACCTTGAAAGTAATCGTGTATAAATTCATCGTAGTCTGTCATGTCTACATTATTTTTTACAGATCTAAACATAAGAGCTTTATTATTAACTTTATGTTTTTCTAAATGTGTAAGTAAAGATCTAGTAGCTAATGCTTTAGATGCAGCAAAACCATATACTCTAACTAATTCTGCTGGATCATCCATACCTGGACGTATTTTATAATCTTTAATTAAACCTTCATTTATTTCTGCAAAAACACCTCGTCTATTAAAAGCAAATCTTGTAGATGGGCCAGTAACTGTTCTTGCTATATCACCATCAAATTTTCTAACAAATTGAAATGGTGTATCTTTATGGTTATAACTATCCCACATTAAGGGTAAATAGTTAGCTCTTTGATTTGTAAATAACTGACTACCTTCTTCACCAAGAATTTTGTTATAATCTTTAAATATTTTTTCTACAGTTTTAGCAACCTCTAATTCTTTAGCTGTAAGTTTACTAGCTGGTATAGCACCTAAATTTTTATTAAATTCAAATGTATCAGGATCAACACTAGCTTTAGTAATGTAATAAAATACTTTACGTCTAGAATCTATAGCATCTGGTAATGCTTCTTTAATTTTATTAGATAAATTTTGAGCTGCAGTATTAATTTTAACTGTACCAAACTTCATAGCATCTAATGCTGATTCACCAGCTAATGATATTTCAGTATCTACTTTACCAAAGTTTCTACCTAATATTTTAGCTGCACCATATATAGCTGCACCTGCTCCAAAGCCTTTAGCTGTTGCTACAAGTTTATCATCATCTGCTGTAAGAAATTGTGCTGCTCCTACAACTCCACCAATTGCACTAGCTTTAACTGCAGTATTAACTGCCATATCCCAGCCAGTTTCTATAGCTGGTCTCATTGCTGTTGTAATTTCTGCTGCTACTGCATTAAATTTTACAGGATCTTCTAAGTCTTTAACTTCTTTTCTTAATTCTTTTAGTAAGTCATCTACACTTTTGTAGCTACCATTTTCTGTTTTTTCTATTAATTTTTTAGGATCTACACCATTATTTTTTAACACTTTAGTTGTAGCATTATCTGTTCTAATTTTAGGTACACTAAGAGCTCTACTTGCTGCAGCACTCATACCTGCAAATCCTACAGATATAACAGCACCTGCTGTTGCACCTATAGTAGTTTCTATACTTGTTCTTTTAGGATCTAATGTTCTATCTTCTGAACCTTGCCATACTGTAGAAAATACAAAGGGTGTTGCTAGTGTGGCAAACGCACCTACTTTTAAGTTAGCTACATTTTCTGCTTGTTGAGCTGCTTTAAGTTTTGGTACAGATCTAACCATTGTAAAACTTTTAGCGTATTTTAATCTTAAACTATTAACTACACCTCTACCTAATGCACTCCAACCCATAGGCATAAACAATAAATATGGATCTGCCATCATCATGTTTACAAGTTCAGCACCAAACATTCTAGGATTGGCTTTCATCATATTCCCAACTTCTTTTAGGTCTATGTTCATTGGGCCATCTTCTAACAAATAACCAAAACGACTCATTACTCGTTCTGCTTCTTGGTAGAATTTACCACCTGCTTTATCTGGATTGTTTTTTAAATAATCGTATGCTTCTTGAGCTTGTTTCTTTTTAGTATTACCTGAGATCCATTGATACAATGATGCAGGTAATGATTCTTCTCTCCAAAGATCTATTGGATTCTTTAAAGACTGAAAAAACCCAGGCGTACTATCTTTAATGGGTTCTTGTAATCCATCTCCGATATTACGTACTGGGTCTTTTAATTTAAATTCATTAACATTAAAGTCATTAGCCATATCATTTTTTCTTTTTCCATTCGTATCTTTTTGGTTTCATGTTTAATGATTTTCTAGTTTTAGAAGTACCTGTCATTAAATCAGAACTAAAGTCTGGTTTAGCATCAGGGTCAAATCCCCAACTAGATTGCGTATTTCTAAATGCAGCTTTTTCTCTATAATCCATAGGAGTTTTAGTAGGAGCTGTTCTTTTTTTGATTGGACTAACTTTTGTTTTACTTGTATATCTTCGCATTACTTTTTCAAACCTTTGTTCTTCTTTTAAATTAGCTTGTTTTAATGCTTTTAATTCACCTTGTCCTTTAGCTATTTTTAATTTAGGTTTTGATTTAGGAACACTAGAACCTTTAAAAACACCTGCACTTCTTTGTGCAAATGTAGGGTTAGTAGGTTGTTTTACTTTAAATTTTTTACCTTTAATTCCAGCAGCAGTTATATTTCTAGTTTCTTTTAATGCATTTTTTAAATCTTTTGGAAAAGACCTAGTAGCAATTTTACTTGCTATACTTTCTGCTGCTAAATTAGAAGCTGATACATTTGAAAAACCCATAAATTCAGGTTTATCTCCCATTCTATTTCTAAAATCTTCAGTAGCTGCACTAATAGGATCTCTTTTTATTTTAGGTGCTTTTTGTGCAGGTAGTTTTTGAGTACCTTTAAACTTTTTACTAAATCCTCTAAGTATTATTTTTCTCATATATTATCCTTCAAAATATTCTGGGAATCTATTTCTAAGAATCTTTTCAGCTCTTTGTCTAGAGACCTTTTGTAGTTGTGGGTTAGATGCTAATAACATAGCATAAATTTGTGAGTCATCATTAGATAG